GTTGCGAAGATAACACTGCGCCGCCTTGGGTATAAGCAATCCAATCAGACATAATCCTAACTGCGCCGCCGCCAACGAGCACTATGCCTAACATGGGGCCAATTATCGGAAGCCTGTTTAGTTTCTGAGCCAGTTTTGCTCCTTCTGCCTTTGGACGTTTACCGTCGTAATTTGGATTTGGTACACGGCTGGCAGGTTGACGAGCTGCTTGGCTATCATCTGGAGAACCTAGCTTAGGTCCGGAACCAGCAGGTCGACGAGCCACTTGTCTGTCAGTCGGAGCACTTAACTTAGGTCCAGGACGTTTGCCGCTAATAACCGGTCGATCACTAGGACTAACTGCTGGGGTAGCTGGTTTTGTTCTACCACTCGGTGCTGGCTGTACTTTAGGTGTATCAGCAGGCGCAGTAACTCTTGACGAACCGGCTTTGGGTTTCTTCTTCTTCTTTTTTGGTTTTTCTTCTTCGCCGTCTTCATCTTCGAGGCCAAAACCAAAGAAATTCGGATCGTCGTCTTCAGTTACATATAAATTGTCAAAGTCATCTCGAGCTGTTAACTTAGTGTTAGTTTTAATTTCACTACCGATGCTTACAAAATCAGATTTTCTCATGAGTATTCCTTAAATACCTATTTAATGTATTTATGTCTCAACTTCGTTGATCCATGTTATCGTTTGTCTTGCTCAGCTATCGCTATCGCAAACAAACTCAACATCTTACTTCGTAAGTACTAGAGTTTCTAAGAGTAGTTAAGTGTTAAGTACTTTTTTTAACAGTTACTAGAAGAGATATTTCTGTAGATTAATCTGCTCAGACGGAACCTGTTTAGGGTTCCGTCATAAAGAAAAATTTTGTTTTTCTGTGAGTATCACCACCCGTGACATGGAAATAGGTGTTTAAAATTTATACACACGTTCAACGGGCTCTGACCTTTCCCTTACCTACGTCGACATCACGTAACAGTGTTACGTTACCTGTACTCTCGTTCCTACGTGTACAGTTTTTATGAACATAGTGTGTTTGTGATCAACAGCATTGACCTATATCAACTTACCGCCTCTGGGCGTTGGCTCAATATGTTACGTGTCTAGGTCTCTATCCCTAGCTTTTCCACAGCGGCTCTTTTATTTCCGGCCCGCCAACCTTATGTGCTGTATAGTTGCCTAAAGTTTAGTTTTACCATTTTCATTGCCTAAGTACTCCTTTAATATTTTAGAACCACCAATGCGTACATTAATAATACCATTGTAATAGTCGTCTGATTCTAAAACTCGCCTTTCGAATTGCTCACGTGCTTCAAGATAACTTGCTATGCCTCTACTTGGGCATATGTGTAGTATCTCTCTTGTAAACTTTTCTTTGCCTATATCTTCAATGTCTCTAAGCAGATTGTCCGAAGATCCCCAATAGTCTCTCCATTCACTTTCTACTGTAGTGCGCCTTTTTCTTTTCTTACCTTTAAGTGGTGGCCTTGTTTTTGTTGCCTTAGCGTTTTTCTTGCCTATATACTTTCTACCATTTAATGTATTAGTGATTAGGTAAACAAAACCTTCACACTCAACTGGTAGAGTATCAACTTTTTTGCCTTGGTAAGTCCACTCCATACTGTATGTATGCTAGGACTTAGCTGGTGCCTTTATTCTTGGGTTTTGTTTTTCGTTTTTGATAAAATTCAGTTTGTATTTCTTTTTGCCTTTTGCGTGCCAGTTTGATTATGTTTCGTAAGTGCCTTCTGCCTGCCAAGTGCGTTCTCACGCTGTGCCTTTTATTAAAATCTGTGTGTGCCTGATAATATCTTAAGTATTCTTCGACGAGCTTTTCGTGAGTGCTTTCGTCATCGAAGTTGTTTTCGTCGTCACTCATTAGTCAACTACATCCAAGTCTGTTGCGTAAGAAGTAAAACCTGATTCTTTAATTACTCTAAGTACATGATTCACTCTTCCTACTAGCTCTTCTTTGTGCGAGATAAGGAAAACATTCTTGCGACCTTCGCGACCCATATGCTTGATAACACCAAGTGCGTGCTCAACACCAGCAGAATCCATGCCACTGTCAATCAGTTCGTCAATGAACAGTAGGTTAATGTTCTGATATAGGTTTTCCCATACGTCACGGAACGCAAAACTAAGTCCGAGGATAAGTCTGTTACGCTCGCCTCGACTCAAATTGTCAAAGTCAAGGTCTTGACCAAGCTGGGTAATCTCAACGCTTAGGTCATTTTGGAATGCTACTTGGTGCGGAAGGCCAAGTCTAGAAAGATAAGAAGTAAGTCTGTTGTTCAAGTAGCTCAAGTTCTGATCAATAATCTTCTTACGAATGAAACTATCCTTGTTTGTAAGCAGTTTCAACAAGAACTCTTGGTGCTCTTGATAATGCGTAAGCTCGTTTACTGACTCCCAATTAATTTCTTGAAGTGCCGAAGCAGACAATTCATCGATTTGACTTTGGTAAGGATCTTGTTCTTGCTCTTTTGTGTCGAGACTGTGCTTGAGCCCGTCGATATTCTGTCTATGCTCGTATGCTTCCTTCATAGATTCGTAAAAAACTGCAGGCTTAGCATCGATATCACCGATTATTTTAATGTTTTCGAGGGTTTTCTCGGCTTTTTCTGTTACTTCTTGTAAATAGGCCTGGTTTTCTTCAAGCTCTTTGGTCTTTGTGCTAACGATCTCTTGCTTCTTGTCTTCGTGGAGTGGTTGATCACATGTATAGCACTTAGCATCTTCTAGTCCGTCAAGGTCATTGTTGATTTTATCAACACTTTTCTGTGCTCTTGATTGAGCAGCTTCGGAAGATGCTAGGTCTTTCTGTAAATTTTCAAGCTCTGTGCTGATCTTTTGCCAGTTTTGAAGCTTTTCGTGGTTTTCAATCTCAGAATCAATGTCAAGTTTGCTTAATTCTTGGATTGCTCCTTCAAGTTTGCTGATATCAGTACGCTTTTTAGCTTGCCATGCCTTCTGAGTGCGACCTAAACTGGTAATTGTATCTTCAATACGTTCGTTTGCTGACTGAACAGCGTTGATACGATTAGTTTCAGTGTCAATAGCAGCCTTAGTGTTGCGAATCTCTTCTTTTAGTGTCTCGGCCTTCTCTGAAAGGATAGTAATACCAAGCAACTGCTCGATAATAGCACGTTGATCGTTGGTTCGCATTGCTAAGAACGGTTCTGAGTAGGTGTTAAGTGCTACAATATGCTTAAACATATCATGACTCATGCCTAATAGGGTGTTAATAGTTTCTTGTGTCTTACGACTGTCGCCTTGAGACTCGTCAGTCATCTCTTGCTCTTGGTCATTTACATAAAATTTTGTAAACGTAGGCGATCTGCCACGCTCAATGCGATACTGAACGTTGTTTTTCTCGAAATTCAACGTTACTAACATATGTTTGCCATTTGTTTTGTTAATAAGGTTGTTTCGTTTGATGTTAGTTAGTGCTTGGCCGTAGAGGGCGTAGGACAATCCGTTAATGATTGTCGTTTTGCCGGTCCCGTTTCGTGAGCCTGAGTCGTCACCTCCTTGATCTAAGTTTTCACCAAGCACTAGGGTGAGCTGTTCTTGATCAAACCGAACTGCCTGGGTTTGATTGCCGACGCTCATAAAGTTTTTAACTGTTAAATCTTTTAATAGAATTGTCATAGGTTACACTTGTTTTGGATCAATACTGATTTCGTTAATACATATATCTTCAGGTTGATCTATTATCCATTTAATATACACGGCTGCTCGAGAAATGTCAAGACATTTCCTGTCAGGGTGCTTTTCTTGATTGTTTGAAAGTGTACCGAAACTAATATAGGTAATCTTCGGACCTTCGCCCCATACGCCGCCTAGTGCTAACGTATTAGAATAATCACGCAGTGCTTTCTTTTCAGCGTTGTACAACCAAGGCTTACCATTTTTAACACGATCGGTAGTACTACCGATAGCAATGATATGCGGCCTATGCTTTTCTGCTACACATTTTTTGTAAACTTTGTCAAGTAGCACAGTTTGATTAAATTTCCATAGCGCACTATTGATAATAATAGTATTATAGTGTGTTACGTACTGAGCAAACGCATCTTGTTCGTCGCTCTTAGCTAGGTCATACCCGGTTTCACGTGACGCAAAATAAGCGTCAGGGTATAATTTGTGTAATTCTTTAGCTAACCCAAAGTTTTTATTACCGGATATTAGTATCATAGATTTAAATAAATGTCCAACAACGTTTTTTGATTAAAAGAATCTGATTCGATCGCAACAATTTCACGAGAAACAATTTCATCAACACTTTCAAACTTGCTAATGTCAAGCTCGGTGGAAATCTCGTCGATTTGCTTTTGAGGTATAAGCGTGATTTCTCTACAGTCGTGTTGCTTGATATATGTTTCTTTAATGAAGCTTGCTTCTTCGTAACTAATTGGAATGTCGATAGCTACTCGTAAGTACATCTTGTCTTTGATAATAGTGTTATCAGGGTCAAGCAGTTCGGATAGTTTTACTGTACGGTACTTTGGACAGTTATCCCAGTCAATGTATTGAGGCTCACCGTCGTTCTCACGATCGAGCACAACCATGCCACGCTTGTCATCCCACGCATCTGAATAGTTGTGCGGGAAAGCATTACCGATATAATGGATATTGCCTTTTACTTGGCGCTTGTGGAAGTGCCCTGAAAACACATACTTCTGATTTACAAAGTGCGTAGCACGTAAGTCGCCGTGTTCCGGCATCTGAACGTGAGCGTTCATAAGGAATGTAGGAAGCTCAAAGTGTCCGAACATATATTTGCTCTTAGACTTTTCGATGTTCTTCCATTCGTCGCCTACTAGCCACGGAACAAGTGCTACATCATCAAATTCAGTATACTCGTCAACTAGGGTAATGCCCGGAATGTGTCTCGCAAATTTTGTAGAACTAATGTCTCGACGATCTTTATAGAACAAGTCGTGATTACCGTCGAACATATAAAAGTTGTCGAAGGCTTTACCAAGCTTTTCTAATGATCGAATTGTTGAATCAAGTGTGGAAAGATTGACACTACTACGGTTGTGATGCCAATCTCCACAGAAGATTCCTGTTTCGCAATTATTTGCTTTTGCTTGTTCAATATACCAATCAACGAATTCTTCGCAGTCGGCGTTATGAACTTTACTATTACTTTTCATACCGAAGTGGATATCGGTAAAAATGGCAGCTCGTTTAAACAAATTGTCCTCGTGTATGGATTCTCATTTATACTATAATAGTATATATCAGGCCATATTGTCAAGACAAATTTTATTTTTTCTCAGGATTATTTGCTTCCCATTCACGTGATGCTTGACGAGTGTAACTTGGTGTCATATCGTTCATTTCAAGAATGTCATCGCGAATAGCTTGATTACGTTTTTCTAAGTTAATAACTCTTACAAAACTGTTAGTAACAGCAGCAGTGTAATAAGCAAACGGGTTAGCTGACTTAGACTCGTCAAACTGTAAACCAATCTGTGTTAACTGTAGAATTGCTTGTCCACGCATTTCGTCGTTGTAAGTATATCCTCTTACATTACCACGAGTAGCATAGCGTTCGCATAGCTTTATCCACATATGAGCAAGTTTGTTTGTGACCTTGCCATGATCCTTGCTGAAGTAGCCGTTTTCCATTCCACCGGTCCAGTGACTTTTGCCAACACACACTAATTCATCATTCTCATTAAACTTGTAGTGCTGGAACGCAGGGAAGTTTAGTTTGATTTTTGTATCAGCAAGTGTCTTCGGAGTTTTCTTTCTTCCTGGTTCTTCAGGAATGTGATCAAACGTCATGACTCTGAAGATGAGCTCGTCCTTTTTTATCTTCTTTGGATCATGCTCGCATTCGGCTAACTTTATTTTTTCGCCGGCTGCTTTTCTCTCGTCAAACATTCTAGTTTGTAGTCGCTTTGCTTTATTTCTTTTTGCTTCAGCGATAGTGTTTCGATTTATTTTAGCAAGGCCTTGTTCGAGGGTACCGTGTGGGCCTTGTAACGATATGATCAAATCAAACTGATTATATGTATCTTCGGTATAGCTACAGAAATTAGTTTTAGACTTGTGTATTTCTGATAGTATATCTTTATTATTTAGGTAGTTATGTTTTCTCATTTATTTTAAATCCTAAATAGAATATTATTAAAATTCTATATTACTTATAATATAATATACGTACGATATTGTCAACTAAATAAGTTATCAAAGAGGATAAAAAAATGGCTCTAGAGTTTATAGAAAATCCAACAGCAGAAGCACAAAGTAGATCGTCGCAATCCCCTAAGTCTACTTCGGAAAACGTGTCTGGTAGCTCTATTATATATGGAGATAACAATACTCAAAACGCAGACGCAGCTAACGAAATATACGATACTGAAAACTATGTTAGTAATCTAAGAAAGCGTAACTTACCAAACGGAGCAAACCCAACACCGCTGCCTTTTGTAACAGCAAGGTGGAAAGCGTCAGGCGCCCCGGACTGGCGAGTAAAGTTAACCATACCGTCGGGTATCAGCTTCGGACCATTACACGGAAGTTTAGCACGCACCGGCGGCTTGATGTTCCCGTACACTCCGAATATTAGTTATGGTACTGGCGCAGACTATTCAGAAATGACACCAACTCATGCGCTGTATCCTTATGTTGTGTATCAAAACTCAAGAGTTACTGACATTTCTATTAGTGGAACATTTACTTGTCAGAACGAAGACGAGGCAACTTATATTATTGCGGCACAACACTATTTTAGTACAATGACTAAAAGTGCGTATGCCGGCAGTGCTAATCAAGGTTCACCACCGCCGATTGTATTTCTAAACGGATACGGTCAGTATATGTTTCAAGATGTGCCAGTAGTAGTTTCTAGCTGGAGTATAAACTTACCGTCCGACCCTGATTACATTCAAGCAGCAACAGGTACATATGCTCCGACTAAATGTGAAATTAGTTGCTCGTTAAAAGTAGCATACAGCAGAAGTAAGACACAGACATTTAGTCTACAAAGCTTTGCTGCTGGCAAAGGCGGAGGATTTATGTAATGAGTATTCTTGGATTTGATAAAATTAATTATCATAAAGCTAGTCCTTACTTCAACACCGAAGTTAAAAACGGTTTATATTTAAGCTATCTTACTATACGTCCTGTTCCTGCTCGTTCGAACGATATACTTTATACAATTGAATCTCAGTACACACACCGTCCTGACTTGTTAGCGTTTGACTTATATCAAACACCTGACTTGTGGTGGGTATTTGCTCAACGTAATTTAGACACCATTAGAGATCCAATTTATGATTTCGAAGCAGGGGTAGAAATATTCCTGCCACAGTCTGAGTTACTAAGAGAAACACTCGGAGTTAACTAATGGGAGTGATTAGAACCGATGCTAGCAGAAACGAAGGCGGTGAAAGTACACCTCAAGCAACAGCCGACGACAGTTGGAGAACCTGGACGCATGAAACACCAGAGGACTTTTTCTACTTAAGGCAGAATAGAGAGTTTCAAGGATCGGGCGGAAACACTTTGCCGTCATCAGGAGGCGGAGCAGCAGCAAGCGGAGGGCCTAAAGAAAATCCCCTACATAAGTTTGCTACCTATAGTTGGATGTGGTCCTTGTCGGTTCTAAATAAATCACAAACAAACTTTCCTGATCCGTTAATAGGAAAATTTAAAAATGGCATAACAGTTGCCGAAGATATGGGCAAGTCGGATTATCATTTTGATAATGTTAATGTTAGAAGCCTTATTTCAGCAACCACTGGGATACGTGGTGCTCACTCTTTGACATTTGCGTTTGATATTGTTGAACCGTACAGCATGGGTAACTTTCTTAAAGATCTAGACAAAGCGTCAAGAGCACAAGGCTTTAGAAACTATGCTGATGCCGGTATGATGCTGGCTGTAAAATTTGACGGTTTTGATGACAGCGGAAACGCTACTACTGTTGGCCCGTATAATTTTACAGTTAAAATAGTTCAAGCTAAGTTTACAGTCACCGAAGCAGGCACAGTTTACAAGTGCTTAGCAGTAGCGTGGAATGATCAAGCGTGGAACGACGAAGTGGCAACTATTAAACAAAATGCCACGCTGTCGGGCAGAACAGTTGAAGAAATGTTAATGACGGGCGCTAACAGTTTATCCGCAGCAATGAACAACATAGAAAACAAATCAACAGATGTTGGTGCGCAAGAAGAAGGTGATCAATTCTATATTGTATTCCCAGAAACTAAAACAAGTGCTGAAGAAGCATCGATACTTGGCGTACCTTCAGCAGGGCTTACTGATCTACCAGTCGACTACCAGCAGCTCTTTGAGTCTTTAAAAGGCACCGGGTCACCAGGCGATGACGGGAAAAATAGTTTAGATAATTTTGAAAACGATATTAACACATACCAGCTTGGAACAAGCAAAAGTTCACACGATTTAGGATCTCAAATTTACAGCTCTTACAAGAGCAATATGAATGTAATTGGAAAGTCTGAGATTATCAAGCAGCCTGAAGATAGAGAAGCGCACGTAAACACCAGCGAAGATAACGCAGCAGCCGACGAAGACCGTATGCGTAATAATCCAAGCAACTCATTGCTTCCTGGTGATTCAAGAAGTGTACAAATATACGCCGGACAGAAGTTAATTAACGTTATTGAAGAAGTTATTCTTGCTAGTAAATACGGCCGAGAGTACGGAATGTGGAAGCCAGGTGCAGAGTCCCCGGGTAAGTGCCCTTGGTTTAAGTTACAGTGTTATGTACTAGCAACTGACGGCCCTAAAGAAACGCAATCAGGGCGCACAGGAAAAATCTATATCTATCGTGTTATTCCGTATCAAGCATCAATGAACAGATTTGCTGCGCCTGGATCAAAAGGCATCGGCGGTACTAACCCTCATAGGATTTACGATTACATCTATACAGGTAAGAACAATGATATTCTTGATCTTGACTTAGATTTTAACTATTCGTTTTACGTTCCGATTGGCAACGATATCGGACAGCTTGAACGATCAACCACTGAAGGTTTACCAGCAGGGCAAACTGATTCTGATCCTAATATGGTTCCTAAGGTTGCTACTAGACCAGACACGTTTGGAGATGAGGACAGCGTTGCTCAGACAGGCAAACCTGTTACTAACCCTTCTAAAACAACAGGCGCTCAATTAGTACAGCATCCTGAGACACAAAGTAATAGAAATTGGCATGAGATTCTTATGAATTCAAAAGTAGATCTACTTAGCATAAAGATGAAGATCCACGGTGACCCGTATTACTTAACTAGTAGCGGCTGCGGCAACTATATTGCCGAGGGCGCCGGCAACGTTACTAAAGACGAACAGATAGAATACATACAAAGCGAAGCCGATATTCAAATTAATTTTGAAACGCCTTTTGATATGGGAACACCGTGGTACAAGATGGAACAGTATAAGTTCACAGGCATGTATCAAGTGTTAACTATTGATAGTACTTTTAGTCGTGAAGGCTTTACGCAGGTACTAAATTGTATCAGACATAGAAATCAAGGCGGTGGCACAGCTTCTGCACCGATTGAAGAAGGCGACATTGGCAATTCGGTAACCTTGGTTGAACCTGGAACAAACTTTAAAGGAACAGTGTAAATGGTAGATGTAGCAGCAAAACAGGAAGATTTTAGTACTACTTCTAAACATACTTCGTTAGCAACCGGCGTTCGTGTAAACCCAGGCATATATGTTGGCCGAGTAGAAAACAATCTTGACCCAGGACGAATGGGACAGGTCGAAGTTAGCTTATTTGCTTCTGGTAAAGCAGGTTCGAGTATCCCTGGTGACAAAGGCACTGTAGTAGTTGCTAAACGTACAACACCGTTCGGAGGCCAACTATCAGCAGCTGGTCTTACTAAAACAGACGCATATGATAACAACCAACAAAGTTACGGTTTATGGGCAACACCACCGGATGTAGGTACTTTTGTATTAGTACTTGTTACAGAGGGCGGAGATGGCGAAGCATACTACGTAGGATTTATTCCTGATCCGTATATGAACGCTAATATGTTTACTAACTTCGAAGCTGAATATAATAAAAGAGCAAGACCTGCGGTAACTAATGACCCAAGTAGTAACGAAAGACAGCTCAACGAAGCGGGCCCGTTTAAAGGAAACAGCTCCCCTAGTGCGCCGTTATATGACAATAGAGTTAAGCTAGAAAAAGTTAACGGTCTTTGGGCTGATCCAGACCGCGGACCGCAAACTTCAAGTCCAAGACGAGAAATTCCTTCAAACGTATTAGGGCTGTCAAGCGCAGGACCTCCGAAGTATTCCGGCCCTATGATGAATAGAACTGCTCACGAAGAAGGCAAGATGGTCGGTGAAAGGCCATTCTCAAGACTTGGCGGTACTAACATAGTAATGGACGACGGCAACCCGGGCCTCCAGCGTACTGCTCTCGCCAAAGACGGCAAGCGTGAATATGTACCTGCGCCGGCTGGTGAGGATACTATACCTCACAGCGAGCAGTTTAGAATTGAAACCCGCACAGGGCATAAAATTATTATGCACAACAGTGAAGATTTTATTAGTATAATTCATTCTAACGGTGATAGCTGGATGGAATTCACAGCTAACGGTAAGATTGACGTTTACTCACGTGGTGGCATTAGCATGGCTACTGAGAAAGACGAAAAAGCAGGAATAAACTTTCATGCACATCAACTTAACATTGATGTAGACGAACTAAACATTTCAGCTAAAACTTCTATTAACATTGAACAAAGACCAGATCCCGACGCAGACCCAATTTTTGCGTTGAGAGTTAATGACGGTAAGTTTGATGTACAAGCTACTAAAGGCATTGATATCAGAAACAAAGATGAGTTTGCGTCTGGCGAAACTACTTTTAAATTAAAGTATAATCGAGAAACTGACGAACTTGAATTTAAACCTACAAGAAAAACACAACTTACAACCACTGATCAAGACATATTAATTAAAGGTAACTTTAAAGTTTCTGGCAACCTGCGTAGTAGCGAACACGAGGTAGAGCCTACCGAAGTTGGAGAGATACCTTCAAGTGATCAAGAAATGCAGTACGATCAAATGCCAGAAATGATTCAAGAATTACCAGCAAGTTTTGAAATGCTCGACAAAGAAAAAGCAAAATATTCCGATGTAACCGAAACACTAAAAACACCATTGAGGCGTGTACCAAGAAAGCAACCTTGGAAACAAACTGAAAACTTAGATCCTACAAAATATACACCTGAGAAAATCCTGTATGGCGTAGAGAAAACAGAAGACGCAGAACCGGTGTATGCTAAAAATACGTGGCACTCGGATACAGGTAACGCAAACGTAAAAGTACATGAAGATAGAGGAGGCTACTAATGGCTAAATTAGAGAAAAAACTTTATAAGGAAGTAGTAGTACCGTCACGTAGATCTTTTGATTACGGATTACCCGGCAGAACATATGTTGGCTTTTCTACTACTGACCCAACCCGTAAAGGTGTAACAGTATATGACTTTGAATGTATTAAGCAAGATATTATAAATCACTTCCATATACGTCAAGGCGAAAAGCTAGGTGATCCTACTTTTGGTACTATTATTTGGGACGTACTATTTGAGCCGTTAACAGACACACTTAAAGAAGCTATTACAAAAAACGTTACTGAAATCTGTAATTTTGATCCTCGAGTAGCAGTTGATAAGATCACAGTTGATCAGTACGATCACGGCGTGCAAATTGAAGCTAGTATACTGTACAGACCATACAATTTGACAGAATATATGCAGCTTAGGTTCGATCAAAGAGCTGGGTTCTTGCTACCTACAACGCAGAATATCCAAAGAAGCTCAGTACCGTTCGGAGCCAACCTGTCTTAAAAAACACTAGTTTTATCCTGGATAAATATTATATTACGAGGATAACGAAATGTCAACAACAGACAGACAGAATAGACTTTTAGTTGCTGAAGACTGGAAGCGCATTTATCAAAGCTTTAGAAACGCTGAGTTCTTATCATATGACTTTGATAACTTACGCCGTACAATGGTTACATACCTTAGGACTAATTACCCTGAGGACTTTAACGACTACATTGAATCTAGTGAGTACATGGCGCTTGTTGATCTTATTGCGTACTTGGGGCAAAGCTTTTCGTTTAGAACAGATCTAAACGCTAGAGAAAACTTTCTTGAAACAGCAGAAAGAAGAGAAAGCGTACTACGCCTAGCTAGACTGCTAAGTTATCATGCTAAGCGTAACCAGTCTGCGAACGGCTTACTAAAGCTACACAGTGTTGCTACATCTGAACGTATTTTTGACAGCAGCGGGTTAAACCTAGCTGGTACACAAGTTGTTTGGAACGATCTAACAAATGCTAACAGTCATGAGCAAATTACAAAAATCCTCAACGCTGCTCTGCCTGTAAATGCTGGTATTGGAAATCCAATTGCTAAAGACACAGTAAATGGTGTGTACACTGAGCAGTACCGTGTTAATTCTAACAACGAAGACTTACCGTTGTTTCCGTTTACTCGAGCTGTAAATGGTGTAAACAAAAAGTTCGAAGTTGTTAGTACAAAAGTTTCCGAAGGCATGATCCAAGAAGAGGATCCATTCCTAGGAAACAAGTTTTCCTTTATCTACCAAGATGACGGCAAAGGCAAAGCTAGTGATTCTAACGGTTACTTTACACACTTTAGACAAGGTGAGCTTGTAGACGGTACGTTCTTCTTATCTAATCCAACTACTAATCAAGTAGTTGCTATTGATGATATAAACATTAACGAAACTGATGTTTGGCTTTACTCCCTCGACGACGCTGGCAGGGAAGCTGAGCTATGGACAAAGGTTAGTGCTACTGAAGGTAACAACGTAATTTACAACAGTGTTGAAAAAGGCGTTAAGAACATTTACAGTGTACAAACACGTATTGAAGATAGAATGAGCTTGGTGTTCGGCGACGGTGTATTTGGCAATGTACCGAAAGGTAATTTCAAAGTTTATTACAGAATAAGCGACTCTTCTACTACTATTATTACACCTAACAACTTAGGTACTATAACAGTAACAATGCCGTACATTAGTCATACAAATAAACTAGAAACGTTGTCGCTTACGCTACAGCTAAAGACGGCAATTGACAACGGCGCAGCTTCTGAATCAAATGAAAATATTAAAAATAATGCGCCTAGTAACTACTACACTCAGAACAGAATGATTACAGCTGAAGATTATCAAGTAGCTCCGCTAACACGCAATCAAGAAGTTGTAAAAGTAAAAAGCGTAAACCGTACTAGCAGTGGTATTAGTAGGTATTTTGATTTAATCGACAGTACCGGAAGATACAGCAAAACTAATTTGTTCGGCAACGACGGTATTATTTACAAAGAAGACAGCACTAGTAAAACTAACTTTACTTACGAAACTAAAACTGATATCGAAGGTGCTATAGAAAACACAATTCAGCCGTTACTTAAAGATTACAACATACGTAATTTTTACTATAACGAGTATCCGGTTCTGTCTGTTGTTGATAACAACTATACTTGGGATAGCAAAACAACTAAAACTAATCAAAATACAGGATTTGTAACTGACACAAGTGGCGAGAATGTTCCACTAGGAAGCTTTTCTAAGTCTTCACTTAGTTTGTTAGTACCAAACACACTTGTAAAATTTACAGCACCAGACGGCTTCCACTTTATGGATGACAACACCTTAATGGCAGGCGCCGCTGACCATATAGGCGCTAAGACATATATTTGGTCTAAGATAATAAGCGTACAAGGTGATGGCACCGATACAGGCACAGACAGCTCCGGCGCTGTTAAGCTTACTGACAGTATTCCAACTGGTGCTAAACTTGACAGGGTTATTCCTAAGTTAGCAAATATTATTACCGACGACATAAAAGTCCAAATTATAGATCAATGTTTTTCTAATAACACATTTGGATTACGATTTGATAGTACTAGCCAGGAGTGGAAAGTAATTACACTGGACAACTTGGATTTAATTAGTAACTTCTCGCTAACAAAAGCAGGCAACACTTCAAGTGAGCAAGTTGACTCAAGCTGGATATTGTTGTTTGAGCCAGTTGGAAAAAAGTATAACATTACATATCGTACAAGTCGATACGTGTTTGAAAGCCCTAGTGAGATTAGATTCTTCTTTGACTCTTCGGATAAGGTATTTGAAACTAGTTCTGGTAAAGTTATCAAGGATAAAATTTCAGTATTGAGTATTAATACAAAGCCCGATAGCTTAGAATCTTTTACTACTGATTTCGATTGGGAAATAGTAGCAACTGTTAGGGACTCTGACGGTTATGTTGATAGTAGTAAAATTGAAATTACGTTCTTTGACAGCGACGAAGATGGTGTAGTAGACGACCCTAACTTGTTCGAACAAGTAGTTGCTGAAGACGTAAACGAAACTAGTAAAGTAGTGTTTAGGAAAAAGCAAACAAATATCGACGGTACTGAGACATACACTTACTTTGATAATTCAAATGATGCTATTGTTATATTTGCTAAGCGTAGTGATTTACAAGTTACTAGTGTTTATGATGATGGACAAATTTTCTACTTTATACAAGAAAATCTATTCCAAGTATTAAACAAAGAAACAAGCCAATTGTTAACTACAGCAGATTACGTAGGACACAAAGGCAGAGACAACATTAAATTCCACTATGTTCACGCTGCGGATAAAGACAGACGTTTAGATCCAAGCGCAAGTAATATAATTGACGTTTACATGCTAACTGCTTCTTATGACACCCAGTTTAGACTTTACCTACAGGATCAAGCAACTTATCCGCTTCCGTCAAGTAGTGATCAACTGTACTTGAATTACAGTACAGAGCTTAACAAAATTAAGTCAATTAGTGATGAAATTGTTTACCATCCGGTTAAGTATAAGATACTATTTGGCAATAAAGCAGACTCTAACTTGCAGGCAACATTTAAAATTGTAAAGAATCCAGAAGTAGTTATTAACGATAATGATTTAATAGCACAGACACTAGCGGCTATTAACCAATTCTTTGCTTTGGAAAATTGGGACTTTGGCGACACGTTCTACTTCTCGGAACTAACAGCATATGTATTACAGCAACTAAGTCCGAACTTAGTAACATTTGTAGTTGTACCAAACAGTTCATTAGACGTATTTGGTAGTTTGTTTGAAGTAAAAGCAGAAGCAGACGAAATATTCATTAGTGGCGCACGAGTTAGTGATATTGAAATTATTGACGAAGTAACTGCTACTAAACTACAGACAAGTGGCAATATTTCCACAAGTACTACCGCAGTAAACACAGGTATTCAGAGCACGAGCTTGAATGTAACAAGTACAAGTACAAGT